CCCGCACCAAATAGCCGAGGCAACCCGGACGAGCGTCAAATACGTCGATCAGTTACTTGCCCGTATATCGTCGGAGAACTGGAAAGAAGAAGTTACCCCGAAGAAGATGGGTGGTCAAAAGTTTGACAGTGATAAGCCTCGGTACGACCTGCTACCCCCTGAGATACTCGAAGAAACTGCGCAGGTTCTTACGTTCGGTGCCGAGAAGTATTCGGCGCGTAACTGGGAGTTAGGTATGCAGTGGTCTCGCCCCTTCGGTGCCATGATGCGGCACATGTGGGCGTGGTGGGGTGGTGAAGATAAAGACCCTGAAACAGGCTACTCGCACCTAGCCCATGCCGCTTGCTGCATAGCGTTCTTGGTAGCATACGAACGCCGCAACGCGGGAGAGGACGACCGGCCATGACGGAACTCGAACGTCACCTAGAGGAGATGGGCGTCATGCCTGTCTCCAAACCCAAAGAGAAGCCGGAACCTGTAGTGTACGACTACTCTTTTAAAGACCCACGGGATGAAAACGGAGAGGTACCTTTCTGATGCCGGGATTGAGAAGAACTAAAGATACCCTGCGAATTATACAACTAAAGAGTGAAGGCATGAGCAACGTCGATATAGTGCGGCTCACGTTCAAGACCAAATCACAGGTTGCATCTGTCATACGCCGGGCAAGGCAAGATGGTTTATTACCCCCCGCCGTTGCGGAGGTTAAGTACGTGAGGGATTTACACCGTGTATACGGTGTAAAGACCGGAGCTATGGGTTCAACGCTGGAGAGAACAACTACTCCCGAGGTTTGGAGGTTCGCCGCCGAGCAGGTGCAGGACGGTGGATACGAAACTGTATCCGAATACCTAGTCGATCTGCTGACCGATGCGTACTTTAAACAGAAGGAACCTGAGTGATGGATGTATATACACTCGACTTCGAGACTTACTACGATCAAGATTATTCGTTGTCCAAGTTGACGACAGAGGATTATGTGCGCGACTCACGTTTCGAAGTAATCGGCCTTGCGATCAAGAAGAACGACAAGACGACGAAGTATCTTAACGACCCGGATATGATCGAGCGTTTGTTGTCACACATAGACTTCTCTGACTCTGCTATACTTGCGCAGAACACTATGTTCGACGGTGCCATCCTGAGTTGGCGTTACGGCGTGAAGCCGAAGGTGTGGTTCGACACTATGAATATGGGTAGAGCTTTGCATGGAGTGGAGACAGGTGCATCCTTGCGAGCCTTGTCAGAACGCTACGGTATCGGCCAGAAAGGGTTCGAGGTACTTGCTGCCAAGGGTAAACGCCGCGCCGATTTCACTGCAGAAGAAGCTGAGAAGTACGGCGAGTACTGCATCCAAGATGTAGAGTTGACCTACAAGCTGTTTAAAATCATGGGCGCTAACTTCCCCCGAAAGGAACTCAAGTTAATAGACGTTACACTGCGTATGTTTATTGACCCTGTACTCGACCTCGACATTGGGTTGTTGGAACAACACCTCGAAGACACCCGTGACCGCAAGGACAAACTGTTGATAGACGCAGGGGTAGAGGACAAGAAAGACCTGACGTCCAACCCTAAGTTTGCCGACATGCTACGAGACCTTGGTGTAGAACCCCCGATGAAGATCAGCCTGACGACAGGTAAGGAGACCTATGCCTTTGCCAAGAGTGACGAGGCGTTCAAGGCGTTGCAGGAACACGACGATGATCGGGTGCAGTCTTTAGTAGCGGCACGTCTGGGCAACAAGTCTACCCTAGAAGAGACACGCACAGAGAGGTTTATAGGTATAGCTAAACGTGGGCTGCTTCCGGGGCCGATCAAGTACTACGCAGCGCACACTGGTAGGTGGGGCGGAGCGGATAAGATCAATCTGCAAAACCTGCCGAGCCGTGGGCCGAATGGCAAGAAGCTAAAGAAGGCGATCATTGCCCCCGAGGGATACACAGTTGTCGAAGCCGATTCCTCTCAAATCGAAGCGCGAGTGCTGGCATGGTTCGCAGGGCAGAACGATCTTGTAGATCAGTTTGCTAGAGGTGAGGACGTGTATAAGTACATGGCGTCCAGTATATACAACGTGCCTGTTGAGGACGTGACTAAGGACCAGCGGTTTGTGGGTAAGACTACAATTCTAGGTGCAGGCTACGGCATGGGGGCCGAGAAGTTTGGCGTGGAGCTAAAGAAGTCTGGGGTTGAAGTATCCGAGGCAGAAGCGCAGCGGATCATCTCTATCTACCGCGAGGCTAACTTTAAGATCAGACAAGTCTGGAGAGACGCCAACAACATGGTGAAGAACCTCGTCAACAATCGCGCCATGGCGTTCGGTAAGAAGGGTGTTATCACCGTTGACGCCGCAGATCAGGCGTTGATCGTGCCGAGTGGGCTGAAAATATTTTACCCCGAGTTGCGCGGTGCGAAGTCAGAAATGGGATTTGAATACTCATACAAGGTCCGCCGGGGGCGTAAGAAGTTGTACGGCGGTAAGGTAATTGAGAACGTGTGCCAAGCGATAGCTCGCTGCATAATAGGTGAGCAAATGCTACGAATTAACAAGAAATACAAAGTGGTGTTGACAGTTCACGACTCGATTGTATGCTGTGTACCTGACGAAGAAGTAATTGAAGCACAGGCGTACGTGGAGAAATGTATGCGTTGGACGCCTGATTGGGCCGAGGGGCTACCTGTCGATTGCGAGAGCGGCACGGGCAAATCGTACGGAGACTGCGAATGAAAACTAGAAAGTGCCGCGTATGTTTAGAACATAAACCGCTAAACCAGATGAAGAAGAGGGCGGATAGCCCTAACGGGGTTACTACTATTTGTAAACCATGCGTCAGGGAAGCGGAATATTTTAGGGTTCATGGCGTGGAGCGTCCTAAAGACTTGACCCTTGTATTTAAATTAATCGCAGGGGTTAAACACAAACGCTGCCCTACGTGTTTTGAATACAAAACATACGATAATTTTCATAAGTCTGGGGTACGACAAAAGGGGGTCGGGACAAACTGTGTTGTTTGCACAGCTGCGTTTAGGAAGCAGGCACGACTAAAAAACGGTGCACGTATAAGGCAGTTGTCTAGGGCTTGGGTAGAAAACAACTACGAGAAAAACAAGCTACAAGACAAATTAAGGGGGGAGAAATACAGAGCTTCAGGTAAATACAAAATTACTAGGAAGCGTTGGGTAGAAAACAACCCTGATATAGTGGAGTTAAATAGGCAGAGGGATATACTAAGGAGTAGGCATGGTGTGGCTACTATAAGCGAACGTTACGCACGATCTACTTTGGGGGCGCGATCTTTTATGAAAGGGTCAGAGTTTCCGCAAGAAGTTGTTAGAGCGCAACAAGAACTGATGAAAATAAGACGGTTTATAAAGGAGAACGTAGTATGAAAAATGTTGTAGAGTTGAGAGAAGAACTTGCCAGAGTTTTTAAGGGCCTTTCAGACGGGGCGGTAAAGTCCAAGGACGCTTCCGAAATGGCGAACTTAGCGGGTAAAATGATAAACTCGGCAAAAGTACAACTGGAGTACCATGCGTTACGTAAAGACACACCAAGTATAAAGTTTTTACATGTAATCGAGGAAGTGCAGGGAGTGGCGAATGAGTAATGCAGCGCCATGGTCCTTCAGCCGGATCAAAGCCTTCGAGACCTGCCCCAAGCAGTTCTACCACGAGAAGGTACTCAAGCAGTATCCGTTCAAAGAAACTGAGGCCATGCGCTACGGTACTGATTTTCACAAGGCGTGTGAGGATTACATCGGCGAAGGCACTCCTATCCCTGCCAAGTTTGACTTCATCAAGCCAACACTGGATGCACTGAACCGTAAGCCGGGTAAGAAGATTGTCGAGCAGAAGCTGGGCCTGACCGCTGACCTAGAACCCTGCAGCTTCTTTGCTAAAGATGTATGGTTCCGTGGTATCGTTGACCTTGCGATCATCGACGAGGATACTGGTACGGGTTGGATCATCGACTACAAGACGGGCAAGTCTTCCAAGTATGCCGACAAGGGTCAGCTTGAGTTGATGGCACTGACGATCTTCAAGCACTACCCGAAGGTCACAAAGCTAAATGCAGGGTTGTTGTTTGTGATAGCCAAGAGCCTCGTCAAAGCCGAATATGAAATCGACTTAGAGCAACTTCTTTGGAGCAAATGGTTGGCAAACTATGCTAAGATGGAGAAAGCGTTTGAGGTGGATGTTTGGAATCCTAAACCGTCTGGCCTATGCAAACGCTACTGCCAAGTAGTCGAGTGTCCTCATAACGGAGCAAACTGATGCCATATGTGAATAAACCCCGCCCATACAAGAAAGAGTACCAGCAGCAGAAGGCACGGGGGGAGCATGAAGCTCGCATGGAGCGGCAACGTGCGCGGCGCAAGATGGATAAGACCGGCAAGGATGCCAACAAGAATGGCAAAGCCGATAAGCGTGAAGGCAAGGATATCGCCCACAAGAAGGCGTTGAGTAAAGGCGGCAGCAATAAGAACGGAGTAACCGTACAGAGCCGTAAGAAGAACCGAGCAGCGGGTGGTGCCATGAGCAGCCCCAAGAAAAAAGGGTAGTGGCTCACTACCACGGAGAACAACATGGAAATTTTGCGGGATAAAGCAATAATGCTGCGGGTACGTAACCCAAAGCAAATCACAACAGCTATCCCCAATAGCAAGGAGCTACCTATGAATAAGGTTGTCGTAAAGTGGGGGTTGGACGAAGTTCTATCTCTGCGTTCGTTAAACATAAACGCACCATCGCCGATTACAAAGCGGTACAGCTGGCCGGGCCAGTACAAGCCGTTCGACCACCAGAAAGATACCGCGTCTTTTATGACGCTGAACAAGAAGTCCTTCTGCTTTAACGAGCAGGGCACAGGGAAAACTGCATCGGCCATATGGGCGGCAGACTACCTGATGACCCAAGGCAAGGTTAAACGCGTGTTGGTTATCTGCCCCCTGTCGATCATGGACAGCGCGTGGCGCAATGACCTGTTCTCTTTTGCTATGCACCGCACAGTAGACGTAGCCCACGGGAGCAAAGAGAAGCGCAAGAAGATCATCAACAGCGGTGCCGAGTTCGTCATCATTAACTACGATGGCGTCGAGGTGGTCAAAGACGAGATCGCTGCGGGTGGGTTTGATCTGTTTATTGTAGATGAAGCCACTCACTACAAGAACGCGCAGACAAAGCGGTGGAAGACCCTCAACAAGATAATCAAAGAAGACAGCTGGCTCTGGATGATGACGGGTACACCTGCTGCACAAAGCCCTGTCGATGCTTACGGCCTAGCCAAGCTGGTCAACCCTCTATCGGTGCCGAGGTTCTTCGGTGCATGGAGAGATATGGTGATGTGGAAGGTAACGCAGTTCTCTTACAAACCTAAAGAGACTGCCAAGGATACAGTGTTCCGAGCGTTGCAACCTGCGATCAGGTTTACCAAAGACGAGTGCCTTGACCTGCCAGACATGGTATACACCAAACGCTTCGTCGAAATGACCGCACAGCAGAAGAAGTATTACGAAACGCTGAAGAAGCAGATGCTCATGCAGGTTGCTGGCGAGTCCGTGAGTTCGGCAAACGCCGCGATCAACATGAACAAGCTACTGCAGATCAGTGCAGGTGCCGTATATACCGACGAGGGGGACTCGATAGAGTTCGACATCAAGAGCCGCTATCAAGCACTCCGAGAAACTATCGACGAGAGCAGCCAGAAAGTTCTCGTGTTCGTGCCCTTCCGACATACGATTGATATGCTAGTCAGTAAGCTCCGAGCTGACGGCATCACGTCTGAGGTCATACGAGGAGATGTTTCTGCAGCTAATCGCACAGCAATCTTCGACGACTTCCAGAACAAACCTGATCCGAGAGTGTTGGTGATCCAGCCGCAGTCCGCCGCGCATGGTGTAACCTTGACTGCAGCGAACACAATAGTGTGGTGGGGGCCGACTTCTTCCTTGGAGACCTACTTACAAGCCAACGCTCGTATACACCGGTCGGGGCAGAAGCATAAATGTACCGTAATCCAACTGGCTGGCTCCCCTGCGGAGAAGCGTATATACAAGATGCTGGACGATCGCATCAACATACACTCAGCTATGATAGATTTGTACAAGGAAATACTTGACTAACCACAATACTTCACCATATAAGGGATACACAACGATAATATGGAGAACGACATGACAGTGTCAGTGGAGAAGCTGGTTAAAACGTACGCGAAGATACGTGACAAGCGTTCGGAGTTAACTGCCAAGTACAAAGAAGAGGAAGGCAAACTCCGAGAGCAGCAAGACAAGGTGAAGCTCGCTTTGCTTTCTTACTGCAAAGAACATGAAGTCGATAGTGTCCGTACTGCATCGGGCCTATTTTACCGTACAGTTAAGCAGCGGTATTGGACGAGCGATTGGGAATCTATGCACGAGTTTATCTTGGCACATAACGTCCCAGAGTTCTTCGAGAAGCGGCTTAACCAAACCCATGTGCGCCAGTTCATAGAGGAAAACCCTGACCTACTACCGGCAGGGCTCAACGTGGATTCGGAGTACACTATTTCTGTGAGGAAAAAATGACAGAAGAAAAGACGCCGTACGTCGATATTCACAAGGTAGCAGAGTACTTCCTAGTATCTGTGTCTACCATTCGGAAGTGGGTACGCTCAGGACATATCCCTGCAAGTACCTACCTCAAAGTCGGGGAAGTTTATAGGTTCCGCATCCCCGAAATAGAAGCGGCCTTGACTGCTGCAACAAAAAAAGCTCAAATGAGAACCTTAACAAAAACGAATGGAGAATAATATGTCAGACATGGCACTATTTGAGGGTACAAATTCCCTCGTGAGCAGTGATTTGTTTAAGTCCCTACAAGAAGCAGATGACAATCTTGCTGGCGGTGGCGGTGGTGGCGGCTCAAACCGCATCAGTCTACGCGGTGGACGTTTCCGCCAAATGGTCAGCGGTGAGCAGGTCAATGTTAAGAGTGATGGCATCTTGAATGTGGTCATCATTAACGCTGCGAAGCTGTCCCGCACATTCTATCAAGGTGCGTACGATCCTGAGAACCCTGCTCCACCCGCATGCTGGTCGCCTGATACACAAAAGCCTGCGGCTGAAGTACCCGCTGCAACACGTCAAGCGTCACGCTGCATGGACTGCCCACAGAACATCAAAGGTTCGGGCCAAGGCGAAAGCCGTGCATGCCGGTACAACCAGCGCGTAGCTGTAATGCTCGAAGGTGAGTACGACACCGTGTATCAATTACAACTGCCAGCTACATCCATTTTCGGCGAAGCCAAGGACGGCAAGATGGGGATGCAAGCGTACGCTAAGTACCTCAAGGCGCACAAGACGCCCTCCATCGCTGTGCTCACACAGATGTATTTTGACGAAAACAGCGACACGCCGAAACTGTTCTTCAAGCCAGTCCGTCCGTTGACTGAAGAAGAACTGCAGCAAGCTGTGTCTATGAAAGATAGCGAAGACGCTATCAAAGCAATTACGCTGACTGTGTCCCAAACCGACAAGGTACAGACCCAGCGTGATGGCGCAGTGGCAGAAGACGAGATTGATATCGACGCTGCCCCTGAGCCGGTGAAGGTCGCCAAGAAGAAAGAGGTAGCTGCTCCCTCTGCTAACGAGGCCGATCTTGCTTCTATTGTGGACGACTGGGACGATTGAGGGGTCACTCGCCTAGTTTAAAACGATAGGTAGTCGTGGCGGGTTTGTTACCCTTTTGAGAGCCCGCCACGACATATTTTTGGAGCAGCAACAATGAACACATTAGATTTTTTGGGGGGCGTACTTAGTGACAACGGGCACTACTGCATGTTCGCCGCCAAGAGCAAAGAAGACGCCCGTATCCAGAAGTTCTACGATACCCTTGAGGAAGTAGAGCGCGCCGCACAGAAGTTCGATGCCGATGGGTTTGACGTATACTTCGCTCTGAGCACATACAAAGAGCCGACAAGCCGTAAGGGTATAAACGCCCACGAGTTGAAGTCCCTGTTCCTTGATCTGGATTGTGGACCCTCGAAAGAATATCCTTCACAGGCTCTGGCCGTGGATGCGTTACGCGCTTTCTGTAAACAACTATCCTTGCCTAAACCACTCATGGTCAACAGTGGCCGTGGGGTGCACGTATACTGGCCCCTTACCGAAGCAGTTTCGGCGGAGCAGTGGGTAGACGCAGCTGAGAGATTGAAGCAGGCTTGCGCCGATAACGGTTTACTCGCTGACCCTGCGGTTACTGCAGACGTGGCTCGTATCCTTCGCGTACCATTCACACACAACTACAAGGACGATCCGCCTTT